CCGGTAACAAAACGGGTAACTAACGCGCCAGAGCCTATTCAACCCGGTAAACCGCGAAGTGCTTCGGCACCGAGCTTTGATACCACTGACCCTCGGTCTATCAAAAGTATGACCGCATCGCAGTGGATTGAAGCAGAGCGGCAACGCCAGATGAAGAAGCTAGAAGCGCAAAGACTTCGCTAACTAGGAGATATCATGGCTAACTCAATCCTTACGATTGATATGATCACTCGGAAAGCTCTCGAAATTCTTGAGAACAACCTGGTGATTTCCCGCAACGTGAACCGTCAATACGACGATTCCTTTGCCGTCGAGGGCGCCAAAATTGGCTCGACCCTCCGCATCCGTCTGCCTGACCGCGCGCTCGTCACCGATGGCGCTGCCCTCCAGGTGCAGGACGACAACGAACAGTTCACCACCCTGACTGTTGCTTCGCAGAAGCACATCGGCGTGAACTTCACTTCTGCCGAACTTACCATGCAGTTGGATGACTTCGCGGAACGTGTGCTGAAACCCCGCGTTAGCCAGCTGGCTGCCTCGGTTGATGCTGACGTTGCAAATGCGTACAAGAGCATCTTCCAGTCGGTTGGCACCCCCGGCACCGTTCCGGCTACTTCGCTCGTTCTGTTGCAGGCGCAGCAGAAGCTGAACGAATCCGCCGCTGGTATGGCGCCGCGTTACGCCACCGTTAACCCGGCGGCCAACGCTGGTCTGGTCGAAGGCATGAAGGGCCTCTTTAACCCGGTTGATACTGTTAGCCGTCAGTTCAAGAACGGCATGATGGGCCAAGGCGTTCTGGGCCTCGACGAAATCAACATGTCGCAGTCCATCGTCCAGCACACCACCGGTAGCCGTTCGACCTCCGACACCATTCTGGTGAACGGCGCGGTCAGCACGCAGGGCGCGACCACCATCAGCCTTGATGGCGGCACGGCTTCGGCTACGATTGCTGTTGGTGACGTATTCACGATTGCCGGCGTTTTTGCCGTCAACCCGCAGACCCGTCAGTCCACCGGTTCGCTCCAGCAGTTCGTCTGCACCGCGACCGCCACTGCGTCCAGCGGCGCGTGGACCAACGTGGCGATTTCGCCGCCTATCTTTACCAGCGCGAACGCTTTGGCTACCGTGGATTCGTTCCCGGCTGACAACGCTGTCGTGACCTTTGTTGGTTCTGCTTCGACCCAGTATCCGCAGAATCTGGTTTACCACAAAGACGCCATTACGCTGGCGACTGCTGACCTCCTGCTTCCGCAGGGCGTGGACATGGCTAGCCGCCAGGTTCACAACGGCATCAGCCTGCGTGTTGTCCGTCAGTACGACATCAACAACGACCGTATGCCTTGCCGTATCGACGTGTTGTATGGTTTCTCAACCATCCGCCCGCCGATGGCCTGCCGCATCTGGGGTTAAGGAGAAAATATCATGGCATTTCCTTCTACCGGCAACGGCTATCAGACTACTGACGGCAACGTTAACGAAATTACCCTGGCGATTCAAAGCGCCCCGGCTACGGTTTCGGCGGCGGGCACTCTGACGGCGGCTCAACTGCTGACTGGTTTGATTGTCGCTAGCGGCACGCCTGGCACGCAGACTCTGCCAACGGTGGCTTTGCTTGAGGCTGCGCTGCCCAACGTGAAAGTGGACAGCGGGTTCAACTTGAATCTGATCAACACGGCTGGCTCTACCGCCACCGTGGCGACCGGCACGGGTTGGACGATTGTGGGCACGGCAACCGCTGCGACTGTTACGTCTGCCGCGTTCCGCGCACGCAAGACCGGCGACGGCTCTTGGACGCTGTACCGAATCGCCTAAAAAGCGAATAGGAACGGGGTGGGTAACCACCCCGTTTTCTTTATGCACATCTACCTCAGACACCCCAGACATGGCACCAAAGTCGCTATCGCGGACGCGGAAGCGGATGCGGATGAACGTAATGGATGGGTGCGATATACTCCCGGTGAACCGGAAGTTCCGGTCAATGAATTAGAGGCTAAACGCCGCCGCCGACCCGCCGCATAGGAGTTTCCGCCGTGCAGAGATATGTCAACTTTATAGCGTCCACGACCTCCACCAGCTCGACGCTAATGGTTCTTTCTAACGCCACCTGCACGGTCTATGTCGCCGGCACTTCTACAGCAGCCACGCTGTACAGCGACAATGGCATCACGCCGTTGGCTAACCCGTTCCTATCGTCTTCGACCGGCCAGGTAGCGTTCTACGCCGCTAACGGACTGTATGACCTTGTAGTGTCCAAGATTGGCTATCTGACCGTTACCATCAGCGCCATTGAGTTAGACGATCTCCTAGCCCCCTCCGGCAGCAACAGTGTTGGCTATCTGCCAGCCGGAACAGGCGCAGTTGCGACAACCGTCCAGACCAAATTGCGCGAAAGCGTGAGTGTGTTGGATTTCGGCGCGGTTGGCGATGGGGTAGCGGATGACACCACAGCAATTGTAAACGCGATTACTGCAGCGCAAGCCGCTTATAAATCGGTTTATTTCCCCGGCGGTAAATACCGAGTGACCACCGGCGGGATTAACATTGCAGGAGTGGCGCTTATCGGGGCCGGCGTGCCGGAATTTGGCAATACCTACAACGACAATTCATCCGTTATTTTGTTGGATTCCACAACGGTCACGCCATTTATTCTTGGGCTTGGATGGAACATTAGCGGGCTGACGTTTTTCTATCCCAATCAAGACGGCACAGCCGTTACGCCAATCGTGTACCCACCGCTGTTCACAGGCACTTATGTGGCCGGCGGCATCATGAACAACGTCACCGTTTTGAACGCTTATCAAGTGTTCAAATTTACTTCTGGCACTGCCATCGGTGATTTTCGTTTAGACCAATGCCGTATGTATGGCATCGATAAAGTGTTTTGGTTTTTGCAAGGCGCGCCAGAAGTCATCAACGTCAGCGACTGCATTTTTTCCCATGGAATTTTTGTTCCTTCTTATGTGCCGAATGTGTATTTACGGGATTACACAAGCGCAAGCGGCGAGTTTGTGCGGATAGACGTTGCAGCTTCAAGCAAGACTTCAGTTGATGGGTTTAACCTAAACCAATCATTGGTTTATGGGTATAGGTACGGCATCCGAGTGCTTTCTGGAATTTTAAACGTTAGCACCATTAACAACAATTGGTTTGACCAAGTACGCACGGCTCTTTCTGTTGAGACTCCTGGAACTATTGCCAACACCCGCTGGACAGGAAATTACCATTGGTCTATGAGGCCCGGTTTTGTTTCGGGAACGCCAGGAACGTATGGTTACAACACTACAGACCCAACCATATTTTCCAGTGCATCAGGCGGCGGTGGGAACTTGCTTATTTTTGACAATGATTTTGTTTGGAGTCAAGGCAGCCACATTTCGTGGAATGCTGCGTCATTTGCAGACGTAAAAATTACAGACAACAGGTTTCGTAGTTGGGGCAAAGACGCTGTAAGCGCACCTACTAGTTATTATGGCATTAGCGCAACAGATGGAACATTAAACGGCTCAATTGGCCTTAATAAATTTCAGCCAACTGGCGGCGTAATTGCACACAACAGGAACGGAATTGGTATTGGAAATGCGGCGGATGTTGCAATTGTTACCAACGAGTTTGACGATTGTTATTTACCAATTTGGATTATTGCCGCAACCCGAGTGCGTATATTAGCTAACACTAGCACTGGATCTACTTTTTCGGCTGCGTTGAAAAATGACGCAGCCGCAGGTGTTTTGCAATCAAGTGCAAACCGTTGGGATAAAGCGCCAACCGGGCCAAGCGGCGCGCCTTCTTTTAGCGCAAACGCCGGCACTCAAACATTCACTGGCGCAAAAACTCAAGCCACGTTTACAAACGCAGAACCGTTTGACCGCGATGTTAATTTTGCGTCCAGCACGTTCACCGCGCCATCGACCGATGATTACGAGTTTAACGTTCAGTTAAACAACACAACCGGCGTCACGTTAGGTGATGTATGGGCGTTGTCCATTGAAGCAGCCGGCGGTGCAACTCAAGTTTTTGCGAGGTCTGTTTATGTCACTGCTAATTCAAGCGTATCGTCGCCGTTAAGTTGTTCGGCCACATTTAGTTTGACTGCCGGTGATACGGTTATTGCATATGTCACACGAGTTTCCGGGACAGGAGACTATGTAACGATTAACAACGCGAGCTACAACACGTTTACCGGCAAGCGGATTCCGTACTGATGACCTCCCGGCTGTTGTTTGAACTAGAACACCTGCTTATCGCCCTTGTCGTGCAGGCCGCCATTGGCTTTGCGACCGGCAACTGGTGGACTGGCGCTGCGCTGGGAGCTGGCATATTCATTGGCCGCGAACACGCCCAAGCCGAGTACAAGTGGATTGAACATTACGGCCAAGGGCGGCGCGCCAACCTGCCTTGGTGGGGTTGGGCTGACCGGCGGGTGTGGGATGTTCATTCTTGGTTCTGGAATTTATCATTGCCCATAGCGGCTGTGCTTCTAATGGCCGGAGTAATGTGAAATGACAATTATTGTCCCATCAACTTCGTTTACGACGTCAACGACAGCGGGCGACCAAATCAACGCCGCGTTGCGGTTGATTGGACAATTAGCTGAAGGCGAAGTGCCGTCTGCGGCTACCGCACAAGATGCGTTGACCGCCATGAATCAAATGATTGATTCGTGGAACACCGAGCGCCTTAGCGTGTTCTCAACGCAAGACCAAGTGTTTAGCTGGCCCCCGAACACTATCAGCCGCACGTTGGGCCCGTCTGGCGACTTTGTGGGCAACCGCCCTATCCTGCTTGATGATTCGACGTACTTTAAGGACGCTTCTACGGGCATTTCGTTCGGCATCAAAATCCTCAACCAGCAACAGTATAACGGCATCGCCGTTAAGACTGTGACCAGCACTTACCCGCAAGTCATCTGGGTTAACATGACATACCCCGACATTGAAATGTACATCTACCCCGTGCCCACACGGGTGTTGGAATGGCATTTTGTTTCAGTGGCTGAACTGCATCAAGCCGCGTCACTATCAACCGTGTTGGTGTTGCCGCCAGGTTATTTGCGGGCGTTCAAATACAATTTGGCGTGCGAACTGGCGCCAGAGTTTGGCGTCGAGCCGTCGCCCACTGTGTCGCGCATCGCCATGACCAGCAAGCGTAATCTGAAGCGCATCAACAACCCAGATGACATTATGAGCTTGCCGTACAGCATCGTTGGCACCCGCCAGCGGTTTAACGTTTTTGCCGGCAACTATTGATGAAAATGCCAATTCTGGGGCAGGCGTATGTGGCTCGCAGCGTCAACGCTGCGGACAACCGCATGGTCAATCTGTACCCCGAGGCGACGCCCGAAAACGGCAAAGACGCTGGCTTTCTCAACCGCGCGCCTGGTCTGCGGCTGTTAGCGACGTTAGGGACTGGCCCTGTGCGCGGGCTGTGGCAATTTGGGGCGTACGGCTATGCGGTGTCCGGCAACACGCTGTACCGCGTGGACGCGGCGGGTACGGCGACGGTATTAGGCACGGTGTCTGGCAGTGGGCCGGTCAGCATGACCGACAATGGCACGCAGCTGTTTGTTGCGTGCAACCCGCTCAGCTACATCTACAACGCCAGCACCGGCGTGTTCGCGCAAATTACCGACCCTGACTTTCCCGGCGCGGTAACGGTGGGGTATTTGGACGGGTACTTCGTGTTCAACGAACCCAATTCGCAAAGGATTTGGGTC